TGCGTAGACCTTGCGCACATTCTCGGGGGTGCAGGGCAAAAGCCCCTGCTCGCCGCAGGGGATGGCGGAAACGGTCTTTTTTTCACCATGTTCCTCGATGTCCGACTCCCATCCCTTGGTGCAGGCCACCAGCAGGTCGAGGGCGTCGTTTTCGAGCTCTTCGGCGCTGATGCTGATCTGGCCACGGCTGCGCTTGGCCTGCTCCATGCGCCGGTTCTGCTGGCGGCGGATGTGGCTGCGGTAGGTGTCGGAATCGACGCCGGCCACCTGGATCCGCACCCCCAGGGGCACATGGGTGACGGGGTGGCGCAGGGCCACGGCGACGCCGGTTTCGGCGGTCTTGCTGGTGTCGAGCTGGGTCAGGTCGAGCATGGGTGGTTCCTCCTGGTGGGCAGGTAGGGGCACGGCATGCCGTGCCCCTACGATTTGGGTGGTCGGGTTATTTGACGAATTCCAGTTTGAACTCGTCGTCGCCGGTATTGCGGCAGAGCATGAAGCCGAGATCGGCGGTGAGGTTGCCGACGCGGTCGCCTTCGCCGACGCTGGTGTAGACCACCTTGGGCGCACTGAGGGTGAATTTGTTGTAGCCGTCCACCGGGCCGATGGGGCCGAAGGTCAGGGCGGCGGTGGCGCCGCTTTTCCACTTGCCGAAGAAATCGTGGGCGGCCACGGTGGTCATTTCCGGGTCCATCTGGCCGGTGGGCTTGCGGTCGGTGATCAGCGCCGAATGGTAGCCGTCGGTCGCGCCGATGGAGCTGCGCAGGGTCAGGGTGTTGCTCAGGTCGATGCTGAGGGACTCGGCCACCGGGGAAAAGGCGTCGAGGGTCAGGGTGTTGCCGAGCACCACCGGCGGCACGGTGGCCTCGAAGGTCGGCGCGATCATGGCGCCGTCGATCACCTCGGTGTAAACCCCCTCAAACGAGAACTCGGCGAACACCGGCTCGCCCAGCTTGCCGCTGAACTTGACGCTGCCCCGGCAGCCCCGGGCCTTTTTGATCACGCCGTCCTCGTAGACCCAGATGGTCAGCGAGGGGACGCCGCTGGAGGCCGGCAGGTAGGTGGCCTTTTCGCTGCCGAGTGTGGTGTCGATGGTCTCGGCCAGGCCGCAGGCCCGCAGATAGGGGGAGAGGGCCGGCTTGACGGTGGCCGAGTAGGCGGCCCCGGCACCCTTGAGCTCGGCTCGGAAGCTGATCTTGGCGCCGCGCGCCCCGGGGATCGGCACCTGGGGGGAGAGTGACGTGAACTGGCTGTTGCGCTCGTGCATCTTGAAATCGGCATCGAACTTGGGGTCGATGGCCAGAATTCCGGCGTCGCCGACCACCAGCGCTTCACCGGTGCCTTCGACGGACTCGATCTTGGCGACGACGATTCTACGTCGGGTCAGCATCGCTTACCTCCTCGGGGGTTGCGGCCGCGCGGGGGCGGCGTTTGGGTTCGGGGGCCTCGGGCTGCGCGTCGGCGTTGACGATGCGCGTCTGCGAGGCGTCGTTGACGGTTTCGGTAAAGGTGGGTTTCATGGCCGTTTTATCTCCCGTTACAGGTCGGTGGCGATGGCGCCGAAGCGCCGGCAGGTGAAGGTGAGCTGGTAGTCGATGGTCCCCTTGTCGTAGTCGAGCAGCTCACGCCGGATGCAGGCGAAGGGGGCGATGTTGGGCAGGCCCAGGGTTTTGCCGTGGATGGCGTCGCGCACCGCCTGCAGCAGGCCGTAGACGCCACGGGCGGCGGCCTGCTCGCCGGCGAGGTTCTTGTCGCGGATCAGCACGGCGTAGGTTTCGTCCCACACGGCCCGGGGGCGGCTGCCGCTGTCGGCGTCGCCCAGGAACACCACCGCGGCGGCCGGGTGGGCCAGGGGTTTGAACTCGCCGTCGCGGCCGCTGCCGTGGACGCCTTTGAACAGGCCCAGGGCCTCGATGGCGGTCATCAGCGCGGCTTCGGTGGCGGTCAGATCGTCCATGGGCTACATCCCGTCGAGGGAGTTGCGGCTAAACAGCCGCCCGGGGCCGGAGACGATGGCCGCGCCGGAAGCCGCCGGGGCGGCCGGGGCCGGGTCGAGGCCGAGGCTGATCTTGCCTTCGGCGATCTTTTCCAGCAGCCGCAGGGCGTTTTTGTGGCTGTCTTTGCGGGTCTCGGGGATTTCGTCCTGGGTGCGGCCGTGCAGATAGTAGATGGCCAGGTCGGCCGAGAGCCCGCGCACCACAGCCGGGGGCGAGGCGAAGGGGACGCTGTAGCGGCCACCGCACCAGGCGTCGATCTCCTGATCAGCCCGGGCGATGGCGGCGGCGACCTTGGCGGAATCGACCAGACCAACTCCGGCATCGTCGGTGAGTTGGACCAGGGCCTGCTCGGGCAGTCTCTCAATCAGATCGGCTAGGGTGCTGTAGGGCATAGGCGGCCTCATGCGCTGACGGCGGCCGGGCGGGTTGCCCGGCGCGGGTTGCATGGGCCGATGATAGGGGATGGTGTGGGCGGAAATCTTGTAAAGGGCTTTAAAAACAAAAAGCCCCTCCCGGCAAGGGGAGGGGCTTGATCTTGCGATGCTATTTACACCCGTGGCGGGGCGGTTGTCAAGGGCTACTTGCCTTGCCCTTGGGTTTGACCTCCTCGACACTCAACATCGGTTCTTCCTTCAGCAGCTCCAGCTCTTTTTTGTTGAAATGGTCGTCGGGGTACTCGGTCGGCTCTTTGCTGTGGGCGATGCCGCAGCGGCGGAAGCCGTCGGTCTTGGCGGTAATGCGGATCATGGCAGGCCTCCAAAGGCGGGGCGGGCCAGCGGCCCGCCCCTGCAGAGTTAACGAAGCGCCAGGGCTTAGCCGAGGCCGGTGGAGCCGTAGCAGAGTTGCCAGAAGCCGTAGCCGGCGGCGCCCCTGGCCTCGGCACCGAAGTTGTACTCCCCGCGCATGAAGACGCCGTCGGCGTTCATGTCGGTCTGGCTGACGAAGACCGGGGCCTTGCGCTGCTGGAAGATGAAGGGCTTGATCGGCTTGGTGGTGTCGAGCAGGAACCAGGCGGTGTCCGAGGTCAAGCGGGCATCGACCACCACTTCGGCGGTGCCTTTGAAGGGGTTGGCCTTGCCGTCGTCGAGGCGGTCGTTGTTGACCAGGGCCAGGGCGATGTACTCGAGGGCCGGCGGCACCAGCAGCACGTTGGGGGTGATGTTGAGGGGGCGGCCCTCGTCATCCTTGAACTTGCGCATGGCGGTACGGGCGGCGCCGTAGCTGGCGATGGCCAAGGCCTGGGTGGCGACCGACAAAACGGCGGTCCCCTTATTGCTGACGCTGGCGCCGGCCACCGGGTGGTCGGTGTCGCAGAAGTACTGGCCGTCGAAGCATTCGGTGGCGAAGGCGCCGTTGACCTTCTCCATGATCAGCTCATCGGGCCACTGCTTGGCCGAGAATCCGGCGCTCTGGGCCTGGGGGGCATAGATGCCGAGGGTGTCGTCCTCGATGTCGTTGCGCTTGACGCTGACGGTGGCCTCGAAGTCCTCATTGACCAGCACGTACTTGCCGGCCTTGATCGCCTTGAGCACCTTGTCGCCGACCCAGCGCTGCATCTTGGGGAAGTTCTCCAGCCAGGCGTAATCGACCTGCTTGGAGTTGCTCGGCACCAACATGCCGATTTTCTGCCACACGCCCGGGGCAGCGTCGAAGGCCTTGTGGAAGGTGGTTTTCAGATTGGTGAAGATCTGGCCGAGGGCGGCCGCGTTGACGATCATGGTTTTATCCTCCGTTCAAAGGGTGGTTGATAGCTGGTTACAGAACCCAGACGCCGTCAGATTCGACGCCGAGCACTTTGCCGGCCGCCGACTTGGTGTTGGTGGCGTTGGTCTTGCTGACGGTCTCGTCGTCGGTGATGTAGCAGGTCTTGCCGAGTTCGGCCTGGGTAACGAGGTCGGCGCCGAGATTTTTGAACTTGAAGGCCTTGCCGATGCGCACCAGGACGGTTTTGGCGCCGTCGGCGCCGCCGCTGTTGTCGACGTACTCCTCGGCCCGGCCGAGGTAGGTCAGGGTGGTGGCGATAGCGCCGGGAGTGGCGAAGCCGGTGGCATTGGCGGCCACCAGGGCGCCGGCGAAGATCTTCTTCGCGGCGGCGACGGGGACGGAGATCAGCTCGCCATCCTTCATCGGGGTGTTGCTGTCTGCGGTCAGTGCCATGGTGTTACCTCCTCGTGTGGGTGGGGCGCAGGGTTAAGCCGCGCCGTATTTTTTCAGGTCTTCGGCGCTGTTGCCGAACAGTGCGGCCAGGGCGGACTCTTCGGCGTTGAGGGCCTTGGCGCCCTTGTCGGGGTCTTTGCCGTCGAGGTTGGAGGGGTCGCCGATCACCGGGGCGGCCTTGACGAACTCGCGGAAGCGCTCCAGCCCGCCCTCCTGGCGGCAGCTGGCCTTGTGGTAGTCGGCGGTGGCCGGGGTGACCTTGCCGGCCTTGACCGCGGCTTCGACTTCGCTGTTGATGGCGGTCTCCAGCTCGGCCTTTTTCTGAGCGGTCAGGGTCTGCTCGGCGTTGGTCGCCCGGGCCAGGGCGCTGTCGTAGTCGGCGCGGGGGACGAACTTGTCGAGGCTGGGGGTGTCGGCCCGGTTGAGGGCGGTGGCCAGGTCGCCCTGGAGCTTGCCCAGTGCGTTGAGGGCCTGCTCCAGGGTGGCATCCTCGGCCAGACCGAGTTTGAGCAGCAGTTTTTTCCAGTCCATCTGTGGCTCCTTTCGTGGTTGCTCGTGATTGAGCGCTTGGTTGAACAGGTTCGGCTTGTTGACCAGGCCGATGCTGGAGAGGGACTTGACGCGGCCGCTGGCCTTCTCGTAGATCAACACCGGGCTTAAGTAGCGATATTCGCGGTTGGCTACGGCGGCCTGGCCCTTGGGAGTCCAGGCGACCCGGCCCCAGATCGCGCCGCCGTCGCGCAACTCGAAGCCGCCCACCCAGCCGGCGGCCGGGGCCTGCTGGCCGTTGGGGGCGCGCAGCTCGGTCGAGTGTTCAAAGTCGACCACCAGGTCGGCGCCGCGGGCATTGAGGGCGGCGACCACCCCTTGCGGGTCGTCGTTGACCCAGCTGCGACCGTCACGGCCGATGAGTTGAGCGCCGGCCTGGATCAGCTCGATCCATTCGGGGGCGCTGCCGTCGCTCGGCAGTTCAAAATTCAGCGCCAGCACCTCGCAGCCTTCGGGCAGGCCGGCGACGTTGAGGCCGAGGCTGAGTGCGGGGTCGAGCAGTAAAATTTTCATCGGTGACTCCTTCGGGCGCAATGGCAACCTGTGCCGCAATCCAGAACCATGTTTAAACCCTGTTTAAAAATCCCTGTATTCGACGATCAGAAAAAAAACGTACCTTGGTAGCCCTTGGTGGCTATCCACAGGCTAGAGGGCGTTTTTTCAGCCCTCGGCCAGGTAGCGGCCGAGGATCTTCAACATCAGCGCCTTGTCCTGCTCCTGGATCAGCAGGAAGGGGCGGGCCGGCATGCGCACGCTGGCCCGTGGGCCGAAGGGGGTCCGCAGGGCCTTGCCGCCTCTAGGCCGGATCGTGCCGCCGAAGTGATGGATGGCGGCATACTGCACGTTGGTGCCGATCTCCACGGAAAACGGCCCGACGCGATGGCTGAAGCTGTTGCGCAGCCGGCCGGTGTCGGAGAGGGTCTGCCCGCCCTCGGCCTTGGCCCGGGCCGACTTCGGCCAGCGCTTGGGGCGGCCCTCGGCTTCGAAGTTGCGCTTGACGCTGAGCTTGACCAGCTCGCCGATCTCGTCCATCGCCTCGCTGGTGTTGCCCAGCTTGGCCTTTAGCTCGGTTAAGATCTGGCGGATTTCGTGGTCGTCGGCGTCGATGCGGATCATTTGCAATCCTCGTTATCCAGTGCTAACCTATGCCTACGACGCCATGAACCGTGGCCCGGCATGGGTAAAATAAGTGGCGTCCATGGCTGTAAGCTCCGGTGCGGCTTACAGCGTCTCGCGAAACAGCAGCCGCCCCTGCCGCTGTTGCTCCAGATACTGCAACAGCTTCTTTTCTCCCTGGGCGAGCTTGGGCGCGAAGGCCGTCGAGCTCATCCAGCGATCCCCCACCAGACTCCAGACCACAAACCCGCCGACCTTTCCCCTCTCTCCAGCGAACAGCCGGAGCAGGTTGATCACTGCATACTTGCGGCCACTCACCTCGGCCGGGACCAGCCAGACCTCGAACGGTGCGCGGATGGTCCGGGCCAGCAGCCTGAGGTATTGCTCCCGCCCGTCGGTGGTGATGACCTTCCATTCGCGGGTTGCCTTGTCGATGAACAACCCCTTATTAACCGGAAGCAGCCTGTCGGCTCCCGGGATGCTGATCAGAGTCTCCCCACCCAGAGTCTCGATGCCGAACTCTCGCAGAAACGCCCCGACATAGGCCTCCGGCGCCAGCCCTTTAGGCATCAGGTCATCCGCAACATAGGGTTTGATGTGGCGCGGGTCGATCGTGGCCAGAGCAGGCTTGCCCGCGGCGGCACCCAGGGAGCGCGGCAGCAGCGGCACAATCGGCCCGGCATCGCCCGGCCCGGGAGTCAAGCCCTCCCAGCCCGCCTTGCCCACGTGAAAATCCCAGCCCGGGTCGGGCATGGCCAGCCGCGCCGGCAGCCGCACCCCGGTGACCGGATCGGTCGGCTCGTAGAGCTTGCCGGTGGGGTCTTTGGTTTCGACCTGCCAGCCGTTGGCCTCGATCTCGTCCGGGCCGACCGAATCGACGCTGCATCTGCACCGGAAACCATTGGGCGGAAACCAGGTATCCCAGAAGGGATGATCGGCCGGAAAAATCTTGCCGTGCATGGCACGGTGGGCCGGGCGGGTGCGGCGGTCGTTGACCGCGCTGTAGCGCCAGAAGGGGCGCTTGGCCTTGATGCGTTGCAGCTCTTGGTAGCGGCCGACGTTGTAGGCGGTCTGGATGTTGGTGCGAAAGATGTTGTCGATGCGCCAGGCTTTGCGGCCGGTCCAGCCTCGGTTTTCAAAGATCTCGGCGCAGTCGCGCTGAAACTCGGCGAAGGGGGTGCCTGCCTCCAGAGACTTGGTCAGCGCCTGGTAGACCGTGGCCAGCTCGTCGCCCTTGGCGATGCCTGACACCGCGAAGGCGCGGATCTTGGGCTCGCGGGAGAGGGCGCGGAACTGGGAGGGCGAGAGTTGTACCTTGCCGCGCCAGAACTCCAGGGCTGCTTCGGGTTTGAGGTCGAAGGCGAGCTGCATCAGTCACCGCCTCCGGCATCCCGCACCCCGGCGCCCTGGGCGCCGATCAGGCAGGCCTCGAGCAGCGCGGCCAGATCGTCCAGGTGCATCTCCGGCCATAGCGCCAGCACCTTCTCCATCGCCTCTTCATAGCTCGCGGATTCGCGCACCACGGCCACCAGGCGCTCCTCAATACCCCGCAGCGCCTGGGTTGCGGCCGCCGTGCCGCGGTCGGCCAGCTCTTCGAGGGCCTGCTGCTCGGGGGTGAACTCGCCGGGCTGCTCGCGGTTGGCCGCCTTGGCCACCGGCGGCGCGGGCACCGCAGTCGCTGGGGCGCCGAGAAGATCCTCGGGCTTGGCGTTTTTGTCGGGGTCGGGCAGGCCGATTTTGTCGCGCACTACGCTCTGCTCGACCCGCAGCCCCAGCGGCACCAGCTCTTTGAGGGCCAAAACCAGGGCGGCGGTGTCTTCCTTCTCCACCGCCCGAAGCTGCAGCTGGGGGTAGTTCTCTTGTGGGCCGTAATTCAGGTCGATGAAGGCCTTGACCAGGTCGCGCTGCAGGGTCTCCTCGAGCTGCTCGGCGTCGTCGTCGCGGATGTCGTCGCGCACTTCGGCCTGCAGCTTCTCATCCCCCAGCTTGCCGGGGGTGCCGGAGGCGCTGGCGGTCTGGCCGAGAATCCCCTTGCTGAGCTGGGCGTCGAAGTAGTTGGCCAGGCGCTCGAAGAAGTCGGTGCCGGCGCCTTTGCCAGCCTCGACCAGTTCGATCTCCATCCCCTTGGGGAAGATGGCCGCGGCGTCGCTGCCGAGGTTGGCCACCGCCATGCGCAGCACGGCTTTATCCTCGGGGGTGGCGCCGGAGTCGTACTTGCCCAGGCGCAGCGGCATGCCGTAGACCTCGGCGAAGGCCAGCCAGTCCTTGACCGAGTAGCTTTTGCACATGAAGGCCCAGGCCGCCAGCCGGGCCAGGCCCGAACGGATGGGGATGCCGCTCTTGAGCCTGGGAGTGTGAGTGATGAAGCAGAAAGGGGCCAGCTCGATCCCCTCGGCCAGGTCGGCCTCGTCGCGCAGCCGGATCTTGGAGCGCGTGAGCTGGTCGAACTGGAAGAAGCGGGGGTCGCGCCAGGTGTAACTCCGCGGCGTCCAGCGGGATCCGGAGCGGTCCCAGGCGATTTCACAGACGGCGAAGCCCTTGCCGAGGCCGTCGAGCAGATCCTTGACCAACCAGCGAAAGCCCGCCTGCTTGACCAGGGCGCGCACGGCGTCGGCCAGCTCGATGTCGCGGGGGCTGTCGCTGACTGCTTCGACGGTCACCGGCAGCCGGGAGACGGCGAGCTTGCGCTTGCCGAGCTCGCAGGCGTAGTGCAACTCGCGCTCCTCCATCTCCTCGGCCAGGGTCAGGTAGGCATTGTGCTCACCCTCGGCCGCCTCGCGCAGCAGCAGCGCCAGGCGGGCCGGGGTGAGGCCGGAGGCGACGGTGTCGTTCCAGAGGGTGCGCACCCCGGTGAGGCTGGGGGCGGCGTGCTCGCGGGTGAGCTCCTGGGTGCGGACCGGTCGGTTGTAGGCGTCGTAGAGCATCTACCAGAGTCCTTTCCCTGCGCCGAGTCCGGCGGTGATTTTGACCGGCCGCTCGCCGGCGGCGTCGGCGCCGCGGGGTACGGCTTCGTAGGCGTATTCGACGGCGTCCATCAGGCTGGCGTAGTAGGCCATGGCGATGGCGATGGCGGCGTCGCCGTGGCGGTTTTTGTTGTCGCCGGTTTTACCCTCGGGCAGCCGCGGAATCCCCTTGACCACCTGCAGCGCCCGCAGATCGTCGAGCACCTCGCGGTCGCGGGGGATACTGATCAGATCATCCTCAAAGGCGGCCTTGAATTTTGGCATGTTCACCAGATACCAGGCCTGGCTGAGCATGACGCACTCGATGCGACCCGCGCCGTAGCGGTAGGCGGTCTGCTCGGCCAGATACTGGCCGTTGCCGCGGGCATCGAGCGCGCCGGCCTGCAGCCGCGGCAGGCGGTCGACGATGTAGTTGAGCACCTGCTCCTGCTGCTTGAAGGGGACGTTGCGCAGCTCGACCAGGAAGGGCACCACCCGGCGCAGGTCGCGCTTGATTGCCATCGGCGCCAGCACGGTCAGGTCGCCGGAGCGGCCGAAGTCTTCGCCGAAGGCGTGGCGATCGGTCGGGTCGAGCTGGGCGAGCAGCGGCAGCAGGTTGGCCTCGCACCAGTCGCGGATTTCGGCCTCGCGCAGCTGCTCGGCCCAGGCGTTGAACTCGGCGCTCCCCTCGTAGCGCAGCACCGGGGCCTCGATCATGCGGGCTTCGATCATGGCGCGGGAGAGGTAGGCGCCGCCGCCCGACTTTGGCACGCAGTAATATTCCTCCAGCGCGTCCTCGCGGGTGGCGGTGTCGCGCAGCAGGTTCTCTTTCCATTGCTCCTCAGCCGACTGGCTCCACTCGACCCCGCGCACCTGGCAGATGCGCTGGTAGAGCCCGTCGGCGCAGGCGTCATCCAGGGTGATGCGGTGGACGCTGTAGCGCTTCTTGCCGGCGCGGCTGTCCTGGATGATCTCGTTGAACAGGTTCTCGACGCCGTTGTGGGTGCTGATCAATCGCACCTTGGCGCCCCACATGGTCAGCGCCAGGGCGGCCTTGAGCACCTCGGCCAGCTGCTCGTGAAAGGCGGCCTCGTCGATGGTGACGTTGCCCTGGCGGCCGCGCATGTTCGAGGGCCGGGAGGAGAGAGCTTGAATTTTGAACCCGCTGGCGAAGCGGATGGTATAGGTGAGGATGTCTTTGTCCTCATCTTCGAAAATCTCTTCCTCGATCTCCCCGGCGGCTTTGTTGAAGGCCCGGGCCCACATGGCGCAGGCGTCGACGAACTCGAGGGCCATCTCCTTATTGGAGCCGACATAGAAGTGGTTGGTGCCGCCGGCGCTTTTGGCTGCGCTGGCCGTGAGTACGGCGTCGGAGGCCTCGGCCCAGGTCAGACCAGTGCGGCGGCTCTTCTCGGCGATCTTGAGCTGCGAGTCGTCGGCGACCCATGCCTTCTGATATGGCAGCAACACGGAGACGGGCGGGGCGGTGGTCATGCGATCCCCAGAATCTCACGCTTGAGCGTGTCGATGGCCTCGCGGGTCAGCCCCTGCCCGGCCAGGGCCTTCTCGGCCACGCCGGCGGCGGCCTCGGTGGCCTGCTTGCGGATCTCCTGCTCGCGCTTGACGTTGAGGCTGGAGGCCTGCTCCAGCCGCTGGGTGGTCAAAGCCAGATCCTTGAGCATGCCGACCACCGCCGGGGCGGTTTCGGCATCGAGTGCGCCCTGCTGCATATAGAGAGTGACGTCAAAGCTCAAGGTGCGCAAAATCTCGTTGATCAGGTTGCCCACCTGGCCCTGAGGCGCGGCGCCGAGGGTGTTGATCCAGCGGTCGGCCACCTCGCGGGATTGGCGCAGCCGCTCGCCAACGTCGCGCATTTGCAGGTCGTAGCGGTTGACGGCCGACTTGCTCACCTGGGGCGGGCAGGCCGGGTCGAGGGCTTCCGGGTCGCCGGCGGCCCGTAGCTCGGCGAGGATGGCGTTGACCCGCTCCACCGCCTGCAGCTGGGTGATGCGCGGATCATCGAGCATGGCCTGGAGGCGCTTGCGCACCCCCGGGGGGAGCAGGTCGACGGTGGAGGGTTGGCGGCGTTTGGCCATGGCGGCTAGTCCCTCGGGCTCGGGCGCTTGACGCCGTCGACCCGGGCGCTGCCGGCGGCCACGTCGGCGCCGCGGGCGGTGAGCTTGGCCACCATGACCGAAGCCACCACCTGGATGCCGATCAGGGCCTGCTCCTCCAGCCAGCGCAGCTCGGTGCGCACCTTGTCGCGGCTCACCGTGTGTCCGAAGGCGTTCAGAGCATCGCGCAGGATCGAGTCGTTAAGGGCATAGCCCGGGTCTTCGCTCAGCAGCCGCAGCACCACCAGGCGCAGGTCGGAGGTTTTCAGATCGGCGAAGTGCTGGCTCATTTACGGCCCCCTTGGCTTAATAGGTGTTCGTTGATCAGCGCCACCGAGTTGTTGAGCGCCTTCATGCCGCCGACCATCTCCCGCAGGGCACCGTTGAGCTCGTCCATGCGGGCGTGGATGCGGCCGATATCGTTATGGTTGGGCAGGTGGCGCAGTTCGCTGTCGATGCGGCGCATCTCCTGTCCTATCAGATCGGTGCGTTCGCGGTGGATACGGCACTCGGCGGCGTTCTCGGCGTCGATCTCGTCATGTTTGATCACGCTGAGCCGCTCGGCCACCTGGGCCTCCAGGGCGGTGAATCGCTTGGCGGTGACCTTCTCGCGGTTGACCCACCAGGTGTAGACGAAGTTGGCGGCCACGATGCCCAGCACCACGATCTCCCGCCAGAATCTCCAGGCGTCGTAATCGATCATTTCACCCCTCGTTTGATGGTCATTTCATAATCCCGCTGGCAGTTCACGCAGCGGATACAGCCGGGTGAAGCCTGCTGCCGCGCTTCGGGGATCGGCTCGCCGCAATCCTCGCACTCGGTCGGGGCGAACACCGCCTCCGGCAGGGTGCGCCGGCTGCGGAAGTGGGCGGCCAGGGCCTCGGCCTGGTGGGCTTCGTTGATGCCCTGGGCGCGGTCGAGATCATCGGCCATCGTCGGACTTGACCTTCTGCACCGCCGCCTCGAGGGCGGCGTTGATCATGCTGGTGGTGACCTCGGCGCCGATCTGGACCCCCTGGTGCTTGAGGTCGGAGACGATCAGGGCGTAGGCGCTCTCCCGCTTGACCGCGCCGGGCTCGGCGGCGAGGTTGGCGGCAGTGATCTTGACCGCCGCCAGGGCGCTCTTGGCCAGCACCGGGCCGAAATCGGAGAGAAAGACGTTGACGAAGGGCTGCAAGAAGGCCCAGAGACTGGAAAAAAGCAGCTTGAAACGGGTCATTTATGCCTCCGCAAAAAACGGTTGAAGAAACGGGCAAGGGCCTGATCCCAGTCGACGGCCCAGGTTTTACGGACGGTCAGCTTCGGCAGTCGCATCGGTCACCGGCCCCGTAGGGGCGCGATTGATCGCGCCCACGATCTTCTCGGCCTTGCCGCCAAGGCCAAGGGCGGTGACGCCGAGGCTGATGGTGGTCAGGGCGCTTTCGATCTCCATGGTAGGCAGCCCCTGATCGGGGTAGAGGTGGCCGAGCAGGCCGACCAGCCCGGTCAGGATCAACCCAACCCCGCCGACCTTGGTCTTGTAACCGTCGGTCTTGCGGCCAGCCCAGGCCAGCAGTTTGCCGAGAAAGAAGACTTTCATAGTGCCTCCGACAGCGGGCACCAACTGGGCGCCTCGCGGTTGATATCGTGCAGGTGGTTGATGATCCAGTGCTGGCGGAACCAGGCGCAGCGCCGGTGCTCGCGGTTGTCGTTGCCGGTCCAGCGCTTGAGGTGCGGGCAGCCCTGGCAGCGGCGTCGGCGTCGGCTCACTCGTCATCCTCCGGGCAGCTGCGGCCGATGCAGTTGTGCTGACTGCTGCTGATGCGGTGGCGGCAGCGGCCGTCGTCGCGCTGCGAGTTGAGGCATTGGCCCCACTTGGTCGGGTCGCCCTCGAGTTCGGAGCTGTACCACACGACCCCCCGCGGCGCGATCATCGCCCCACCATCGGCAAAATCATCATCGCCAAGCCGGTCAGGGCCAGGGCAGCGATCAGCAGTTTGCGGCGAAAACTGAACATCAAACCACCTCCAGGATGCCGAGCTGATAGACGGTTTTGCCGCCGCGCTTGCTGGCGGTCAGGCTCTGCTGGCGGATAGGGCGGCGATCATCGCCGAGGCCGAGGTGGATCCAGCCGCCCGGGCCGAACTCGTAGATGACCTGGTCGAAGCCGGTCAGGTTGCGCTCGACCCAGCGGCAAACCTCGATCACCGGCTCCCCGGGTACTACGAAATCGGCGGCCAGACCCAGCTTGTGGGCCGAGGTTTTTGACCCGCCGCAGGCGTTATTGACCGTCTCGCTGCGGTATCCGGAATAGACCCGCACGGGCAGGCCGTAGTGGCTGCGCACATGCTCCAGGGCGTGCGCCACCAGGCGCAGATTGGCCACCGCCCAGGTTGGGGGGGTGTTGTCGAGCCCGCGCCGGGTGGCGGTGTTGGAGCGGGAGAGTTCGGCCAAACTGAAGTGCTCGGTCAGCTGCATGGGGCCTCGTTTCGCTTCGGTGCCCCCGGGGCGCGAACCCCGGGGGCTTTGAGTGCCGGCCCTACTCCTCCGGCTATCACATTGGGCCGCCGGCCCTGGTGTTTAAAAGATGGGCCGGAGGAGGGGCCGGCCCGATGGCAAAAGGGAGTGATGCAGGCAGGGACAGAATAGGGGGGCGGGGGCGAAGATTGCTTGTAAAGGGCAATAGAAAAGAAAAGCCCCTCCCGGCGCATGGCTGGGAAGGGCTTTCGGATTTACGGCTTATTCAATAGACCTTTATTGCCGGATTGTCAAGGGGCGGCATTTTACGAGCATGGCGCTGGACAAATTATATAGAATTGGCAGATGTAGCAATTTCATATATCCCCATGTTATCAAGACTCCCGAAGGTCGAGTTGATTACCCCATTCGGCACCCAAATCAATTCCAAGATTCTTGGCAGCTTCAAGGATTCCCCGTTGCGCGTGGTCGGCTGGTTCGAGGAGCCCGGTTCTCTCATATTTATCCAGAGTCAATCCGGCCAGCTCCCTGATGCTGCGAAGGGCATAAATTAAACAACCCGCCGCCAATTGGGCTTCCTCTGTTGTTATGGTAATTCTGTTTTTCATGGGATCGTATTTCATTTCTATTCTCCAGCCGAAAGCAAAGTCTTGATAACACATGGCCCATTGGACGGGCGGAGTGTGTGCCTCTTTTTAGCCAAAATCCCCCGCCATTGGTCCCAAACCGTTATGAAGATCACAAAGGGGTCAAATAACCCCGGCCCGTCTCTTTTTGTCGGTTTTTTGCAGGTAATCAACATGCTGGCATTGCTGACACCTGTCGTCAGTGTTGTTTTGGTTCCGTATTGCCTTGCCGCTCCTCTGCTCAAAACGCCCACAATCACACCGGCACAGCCATTTAGTTCCCACCCGTTTTGAGCTATCCAGGTATCCCACAACGGTGAATCGACCAAACCTGACCCCTGTCATGTCTGGCGCATTTCTTGGGGGTTGCCTGGTGAGTGGCGGGATCTCCCAGTGCGGCGCTTGGTGTTTTTTCTCCGGGCTGTACTGGTACCCAGGCGTAACGACCCTGAACGCAAGCCGATCAACCGGAGTCCGATCGTTTTCATAAATGTCTGATTTTGAAAGTGTATGCAAAATCTTCATAACCCTCGGTCCAGCGGACAGGCTACCCGCGCCGGTCCTCGATATAGGTCTAGCAATTTGGTAGCAAAAGCCCCTGCCCGCAGGCCCTTGGCCGTTAGGGCGTCATCCCTGTTGTTGCCGCAGGTACGAACCGATGCTGTTCTTGCTGCGGCCAAGCCGCTCGGCGATGGCCGAAACTCCCTTGCCCTGGGCGCGCATAGCCAACATCATGGCTTTCTCCGCCGGGGTGAAGGCGCGCCGCTTGCGCTTTTCGTTTTGAACCTTCTCCAGCTTCAGCTCGGCCAGTTCGACCCGCATTCTCAGGAATTCAACTTCATCAATCTCGATGGTGCGCTGTGCGGCCACCGGGGGCTCCTCCCGCAAGGCCGCTTCCATTTGGTTGAAAGCGTGAATGTAGGCTTCCTTGCGCCGAGATGCCTCCGGACCAGTGAACCCCATGACCAGGAAGACTAGTCCATCCCTGGCGACCTCGAACATTGGCTGCTCTTTCCCCTGGGTGTTGACGAAGGATGAGTGCGCAAAATTGCGCACTCGGAACTCATCCGAACACTCCAGCTCGCGGACGGTACGCAGGACGTCACGATGGCGTTTGTTGAACACCTCGGCAACTTTCAGGCTGGTGGTGACAGGGTGGCCGCCTTTAAGCGTGACGGCGTCAGATGGGAACTGCAGAACTTGAGCAACCATGGTCATGCCTCCTTTGCGCGCAACAGGTTGAGTAGCTCATCACCGGCCTGGTTGATCTGGGCGCGGATTTCCCACAGGATCAGGCCCAGGCCGATGAGGCCGTCGTCGCTGAGGGAGAAGCGTTCGTTGACTGCGATGGGTTGGGAGAAGGCGTCGTGGATAAAGCTGAGTTTATGGACAGCCTCGTCGAGGCGGTCCTGGGGGCGGGGTGTGTACATGGTTTTCTCCGTCGATAGGGGTTGCTGAAATCCCCCTCGCCGTCCGCTAAAACGGAAAGAGGGCGCGCCATGCGGGTTAGCGGACCGGTATCGACGGAAACCGGCGAGCCCGAAGGCTCCCCGCATGGCGCGCCCAACTGAAGCGCGACCATGCACCGGACACAAAAACACCGCCGTAAAACTGCGGCGGTTGAGTCCGCCGTCGATTTCCCGGGCCGCTAAACCCGACCGCTGGATTTTGCCAGCGGCACAGAAACGGTAGCCCATTGCGGTTTTTGTGTCAAGCACCACTCTCATCACCTCAATCAAACAGCCGCCGCTGCCGCCGGCCGTACTCCTTGCGCAATACAGCGTAGACCTGCTGCTCCGAGATCCCGTGCTCCTGGCATAGCGCATCGATGTTCGCGCGGCGAAATCGCTTGAAAATATCCGCATCGCGGCGGGCGAGTTCGAAGCTCTGGCCCTGGGGGATATAGGCCCTCTCGCCGGTGAGCTCGGCGCGCACCAGCTCGGCAACGGCCTCGGCCTGCTCAGATACAAGCCCGCGCTCGGCCAGTATTTGTCCGGCCGCCTGGCCAAGGCGCACGATCCACTCGGGCGCCTCCGGAGGCGGTTCCGGCCCCTGCTCAACGGGGCCGAAGAGCCCTTGCTGCTCATCCGGCGCAGCGGGGGCGGGCTTGCGCTTGCGCCCCCGGCGCAGGTAGTGGTTGCGGCCGCCGCGCTCGGCGCGAATATGCTCGGTGATGGCAAAGGCGGCCTGCGGGTCGCCGATCAGCTCGGCGATCTTGTCGCGCAGGTCGAGCAGGATCTCGGGGTAGTGCTCCAGGTGCTCCATCAGCCTCCTCCAAAGCGTTTGACGGCCTCGGCCATAAACTGCTTGCCCCGTTCGATCTCTTCGGCGCTCGGCCCTGGGGCGGCAAGCTTGTCGCGCTCGATGCGGCGGGGCAGGTAGGGCAGCAGTTCCGAGGGCTCGGGGAATTTGCCCTTGACGGCGCTGAGCAGACCGCCGAAACCCTTTTGCAGCCGCTCGCGGTCGATGTTCTCGACCTCGACCCCGCAGCGGCTCAGCTCGCGCTCCCAGAGAGAGGCGGTGCGGTCGATGGCGTCGGCCTCGGGGGATTTGTAGAGCGGCAGCGCCAGCAGAGCGCGCAGACCGTGGGCGACCTCGACGCGCAGCCAGTGCTCACCGGCCCAGTCGGCCAGCACCTGGTCGGCGATCAGGGTTTTGCTGCGGGTCCGGGCGCTCGGCGCGGCGGGGCTGGTGAGGGCGCTCTGGCCGGATGGCTGCAGGGCCGGGGCCAGGGCGGGCATCCCCTCGAGCACCCGTTTGAGATAGTTGTGGTTTTTCAAGGGGCGAACATCGCCCTGCTCGCGTTTGGCGCGCATCGCTTCGACGGTCTCGACCAGGGCGGCGCCCAGGGCTCGGGGATCGGCGCCGAGATCTAACACTTCGCGGGCCAGCCGCAGGGCGCGGTCGTGGGCCAGATCGCGGCCGGCGGCGCGGAAACAGCCGAGGTAGTGCACCAGGGGCCGAAACAGCGCGCCGCTGCCGGCGAGCAGCAGCAGCAGCTCGCGGCCGGCCTCGTCGGCGGTGTAGGCCTCGATGCTGTTGGATGAGTGGCAGACGGGGCAGCGCAGCTTCATGCGGGCAATAACCTCATCTGACCGGCAGACTCGAGCACGTGCTGGGGGGGCAGTCTTAGGGGGTCTTGCTCCTCGCCCTCTTCCGCCCCGCAGCAGAGTTCGGCCTCTTTTTCGGTGTCGTGGGTGTCTTCGCACTCCGGGCACTCCCACACTTCAAACGGGCTGGGGTGGCAGCAGTCCTCAGCGTCGCGCTCGTCGTCGTGGACATCGTCGCAGACGCCGCAGGCCCATTTTTTCAAAGGCTTTTTCATCAATGTTTCTCCCCGCTCAGATCCCACCCCTCGCGCTGGGCTTGTTTGCGCAGCGCGGTGATGATCTTATACAACTCGCCGTCGGGCACCCAGGCGATGAGCTCGACCTTGCAGATGCGCTTGGCCAGGGCGTCGGCGTAGCCCCAGGGTTTGCCGCCGACGGTGAGCAGGGCCTCGATTTTCTGCAGCTGCTGGTTGCGGTCGACCTTAGTCGGGCGAGTGCCGGCGCGCCTGGGGGCGCGGCCCGTCTTCCAGACGCCGGCGGCGGTGGCCTTGGTTTCCAGATCCTGCTGCAGTTTGGCGGCATGCCAGGTGCTCAGGTCTTTGCTGCTGCTCACGCCATAGCCGGCAAGAACGGCGCGGTAGTCCTCGTCGCTGAGCTTGAGGGCGCTCTTGCAGCAGTGGATCAGTTTGATCTGCTTGGCGGTGGCCATAGGTCAACCCTCCTGGTCAGAGTCGGGCGCAGCAAGCGGCGCCCCTACGCCGGGGCGGTACGGGGTGCGGGCGTCGTACTGGGCGCGCTGGCCTTTGTTCCACTGTTTGAGCGGCCGGAAAAACCCGACCACCCGCGCCCAGACTTCGGTTTTGGCGGTGCAGGGCTGGCCGCTCATGCCGAGGCCTCCAGCCGGTAAAACCACACATCGCCCTGCCTGCGGCAAACGATATTGAGGCCGTTGGCGCGCAGTTCGGCGATGCAGCTGTTGACCGCGCAGACGCGGGCATAGGCGATGATGTCGAGGGTGCTGCGCTCGCGGCCGTCGGCGAGCACGGCGGCGACCCGGCGCAGACGGTCGCTTCTCTCCAGGGTAGCGGCGTTCATCGGCTCTCTCCTTGCCCCACGGCGCAGGTGGGGACGCTGTGCAGGTGGATGGTGACCTCTGGCCGCAGGGCGCAGCCGGCGATCTTGTCTTTTCCGTTGTAGGGCGCCTGGATGCGGCTGTTGTCGAAGCCGTAGCGAAAACTGCGCAGGTGGCGGCATTTGGCGGTGCACAGGCCTTTCATCGGGTCACCTCGTTGAAGGTAAAAAGTCCCACCGGGGCCAGGAGGGTTGATGCACCCCGGCGGGCAAATTGGCTGCTCATCAGGCCCCGGGCACCACCCCGGAGCGACCGGCCGAAGCCGGTTTCGCTTGGTCAAAACCAGATGCCGAAACAGTTATCCTCTTCGGCCGCCATGTCGACCTCTTTGACGGGCCGCAACTCGGTGCCGATATCGACGGCGACATCAAGATCGCCGTAGGCGAACACAAGGTTTTCCAGAGCCTCGATCATCTCACTGGCCTTCATGCCGCCACCTCCTTGACCGTCTCAATCTGCTGCACATCGCCCCACATGCGGCACTGGGGGCAGACCAGTTTGGCGAGGGGGTGCTCGCGCTCGTCGCTGCCGATGTAGGTGGCCTTGGAGCGGCCGCTGGTGAAGCTGCGGGTTTCGCAGCGGGGGTTGCCGCACAGGGCGGTGACCAGGTATTTCGGTTTCATGCGGCACCTCCGGCCAGAAGTTGCTGGTAGCGGGCCGCGCAGCGGGCGCGGTGCTCTCTGGCTTCGCGCTCCAGGTGGACTGCGGCGGCTTCGACGCTGCCGAATACGTGGGCGCCGATGCTGACGCCCATGGGCTGGCGGCGCGGTGGCAGGGGTTGCTGGTGGACCATGGTTGGCTGTTGCATGGACGCCCCCTAAAGTGAGGCCAGGTCGAGATTGACCTGACGATAGGAGCCGTCGTGCTGGCGTTTGTAGATGCGTAGGTATGCCTTGGACCCGGAGACCTGGAGGCTGTCGGAAATGGCCTGCATGGCCTGCTGCCATTTGGTGTGGGTGATGGCGAGACGGCGCAGGCCCAGCACCCGGTTGGTGTTGATGTTGCCCTGCTTGTCGACTTGGAAGGCGTCGTTGATCAGCATGCGGATCTCGGGGCCGGCGCCTTCGGTCCATTCGTGCAAGCACTCGTCGATCAGGGCCTTAGCGGCCTGTAACCGCTCGTCGAACTGGAGGGTTTCGGCGATGTCGCGGCGCACCTTGTATTCGCCGTCGAAGGTGCTGATCTGGACGTTGCCCTTGCTGCCGCCGACCCGGGCGCCATATTTCTCGGCGGACAACTCGACGAAAGCGCCGATGTCGCCCATGGCCTGGGTCTTGAACTCGGCCAGGCGCTTGGAGAGGCCGAGGGCGCGCTCGACGATCTCGCGCACCAGTGCGTCGCGCTCCAGATCGATCTCTTTGACCATCTCGACCGGGACCAGGCGGCCCTGGGCGTCGGTCATGTAGCCGGCGGGGGTCTGTTGTTGGGTGTTTTTCATGGTCTTTAACTCCTGATGAATAGTGTTTGAATTCAGCGTTTGCGGGGGATGGTAAGCATCCCGCCGAGGACCATCAGGGTGGCGTTCTGGGCGGCGCGTTCGGCGCGGATGCGGCGCTCTCTGCGGTGGGCGAACCAGGCTTTCAGGGCTTTCATGGCTGGACCTCCTTGCGTTGCAGGGTGGCGACGACCGGGCCGGGGGCGTCGGGCTTGAGTTCGGCGGGTTTGCGGCGCACCTGCATCAGGGTGATCAGGCCGATGCCGGCGCATCCGCCGAGCCAGAAGGCTAGAGCGTGGGTGAGGATGGTCTTCAACATGGGGCGCCTCCTTGGGTGGCTTGCTCGGCCCGGGTGCGGGCGGGGTTGACATCCCACCAGCCCGGCTGGATCTCGACCAGGGGTGGGGGGCTGAGCTGGCGGGTTCTGACCCAGCCCTGCATCCAACGGCGATGCAGTTTGCACAGCGGCCAGCCGTTGCGGGAGCGGCCGGGGACGTATTGGCCGCGGCAGCCGGCGACGGCGCAGTCGGTCCAGTTGGACTCGTAGAGGCGACTTTTGCGCGGCTGCGGGATGGTTTTGGCGGTTGCGGCGGCCGGCTGCGGGCGACGAGGCAGCGCCGGTGCCAGCAGGCGCCGACTGACCCGGTGCCCGCACAAGGTGCAGCGCACGGTCTGCAGCTGGACCCCGGCCTCCAGGGTTTCCACCAGGGGCTCCAGGTTGGCGCGGGAGGCGCGGCATTTGGGGCATTGGATGCTCATTTTTTTCCTCCTCGCTCGCAGATCGGGCAGGTTGCGGTGAGCAGCCGGGCGACGGGGTTGGTGAAACGGGGCAACTTGCGGCGCTCGTCGGCGCAGCGCCCGAGGCTGATTTCGCAGCCGAACACCGGGCAGAAAAACCGGGTGTTGCCGTAGACCTCCTCGATGCGGGTAAGCATGTTGGTCAGGTCGCCCTGGTATTTGCCGTTTTTGGCCTGGCTGATGGCGCTGGGGCTGTAGCCAATGGCCTTGGCGACCTTGGTGGCGCCGTGGGTCTCGATCATGGCCACGAACAGTTTCATCTGGTCAGTCTGCGTCATGGTCGCCTCCTTGGCTCCAGACCACCTTGCCGAGGTTGGGGTCGAAGACCTGTTTGACCCGTTGGATCATCGGCGGGCGAGGGCCGCTGTAGCGGCTACGCAAAAAGAGGTAGTTGCCACCCTTGCGCACCAGGTAGCCGGCCTGAGCCAGAAACTGGCAGTAGCTGGCGGCCTCGTTTTCGGCGACGCTGTGCTCTTCGGTGGTGGCGTGCACCACCAGGTCGCGCAGGGTGAATTGGCCCAGCACCCGCATGGCCCGCCACATCTGCTCGCGGCCGCGGCCCATGGTGACTTCTGAGCCGTCGCGGCGCAGCCGGGGTGCGACGGCGCCGGGGTCTTTGACCAGAATATAGCGGCCGCGCTCGCCCTCGATGCGCTCGATCAGGCCGGCGGCGAGCAGGGCCTTGAGGTAGTCCTCGACCTGGCCGGAGCTGCAGCGGGTCTCCATCCGCACCTCTTTGGGGCTGAAAGTCTTGAGAGCGCGGATGGCCTGCCAGATGGCTTCGCGGGTCTGCAGGGGGTTGCATTGGTCGACGGGTTTGCGGCTCACAGCTTCCTCCCCGCCGGGGCTTCGCCGGTGTAGAGGGGGCGGCTGCCCCATTCTCCCAGTCCGATCTGCTCCAGACCCTTGCCCCGGGCCACTTCAAAGATCTGCGCCAGGTTGACGCAGACGCGGCGGGCGCTGCCCTTGCTGAGTCCATGCAGGCGCAGCAGCAGGTCGTCGCCCACGCTGACGCCGGGGCAGTAGAGGCGCGAGAGGTGGGCGACGTCGGCGGCACTGATGGGCTGGGCGCCCTGCCAATCGAGGATGCGGCCGTGGAAGCGCTCCCAGCGCTTGAGCTTGCCGGGGAGTTGTTCCTCGCCGATCAGGGCAATAGCGGCGCCGGTTTCGTCGTGGAGGTCGCGCACGATATCGACGGCGGATTTCTGCACCAGATAGTCCATTTCGTCGATGATCAGCGGGCGGCCGCTGCCTTGCAGCTCGTCCACCACCTGGGCGTACATGGCGCCGATGGTGCGCTCAGGATGGATGCCCATCTCTTTGAGCAGGTCGGCCAGAAATGCCTTTTTGGTCATGGTGCTGCGGCATTCGATGTAGTAGGCGCCGAGCTTCTGGTAGGCGTAGGTGGCGCTGGTGCTCTTGCCCCAGCCGCTGGGGCCGTGAAAGCACACCATGCCGGGCAACCTAGGGTCGCGGTTCATGGCCCGTTCGATCAGGCGCATGAACAGGCTGACGTTGGTCAGCGGCGCGACGGTCTTGCTTCCGGTGTCGATTTGTGACATATTGAACTCCTCCTGTATAAGGCCCGGGTCATCGGGCGGGGAAGCCGCGCTGCAACGCGGCTTTTTCTATTTTTGGGCCAGGTAGAAGGCCCCGAAATCCTCTTCCATCTTCTGCATCGCCCGCCAGTCGGCACTCATCGAAAATCCCTTGAAAAACATGGCGTCTTCGGCGTAGAGCGTCTCGCCGGCGGCCTCGCGGGCCTCCAGGCGCTTCCAGCGGGCGTACTGCGCCTCGGGGGTGGAAATGTCGGCGGCGACCTTTGATTTGGCATCCTCGAAGGCGAGGGCGCTGGCGGCCTCGGCGCTGGCCCGAAGGCCCGCGCTGGTGTACTCGGTGGAGGGGCGGGGCAGGGCGATGAGCTTGCCGGCATCGAGGGCGGCCGCCGCGCGGATCTCGTTGACCACCTCGGCAATATTGAGTTTTTTGGCGTTGGCTTTGAGGGCGGCTTTGGCCGCCTGCATGGTCTTGGTCTGCAGGGCTTTGGCCTGGGCGGCGACTTCGGCGCGGTCCATGCCGGTGCGCTCGGGGCACTCGGCAACGCAGATGAATTCATTGAACTCGAGGCCGCCATAGACCTGGATGCGGCCCAGATCGACGGGGTCGTAGAGCACCCGCACGTCTTTGCCGACCTGCTCCCAGAGCTCGGCGGCGATGAAGTGGCCGTGGTCGAGCTTGATCCCCTTCTTCGATACGGTGCGCTTGCCGTTGTTGCCCGGTGCTTCGGCCAGCAGCAGGTCGAGAGCCTGCTCGTTGCGGATGCGCCGCTGGGGCTCGCGCCACTCGCTGACCATCTGATAAGGGGTCTTGCCGTCGAGCCCCTCATGCTGGCGGTGCATATAGATGTTGTTTATCCACTCGTCACAGAAGGCCTGGAAGTCGCCTGCGGTCATGTTGACGGCGATCACCTCATCCTTTTTGAACAGCCGCTCGGAAAACGCCTTGCGGGCTTCGATGCTCTTGCGCTCGGCGACGTTGTGGCCGACGAAGCCGGGCAGCAGTTCCACCAGGTCGTGGGAAAAGGTGCGGAAAAACCGCTCGATATGCGGCTTGTGCCAGGGGGAGAAGGGAGGGCAGAGCTTCTGCTCGATCTCCAGGGCTTCGAACACCCGCCGCATGTGGTGGGCGGTGTAGTCGCTGCCGTTGTCGGTTTTGGCGGTCAGATGCCAGGGCTCGGCGGGCAGGCCCCAGTCGAGCAGGGCTCGGCGCAGCAGGGCGGCCACGGCGGTGGCCTTGGCGCTGGGGGTGACCAGCATCTTGGGCCGGCGGCTGTAGACGTCGATCACGCCGCAGATCGAATGCCGCCCGTCGGTGAATAGCAGGTCGGCCGGGGTGCCGTCGAACTCCCAGAGCTGATTGAGCACCACCACGGCGGCGGAGGCGCTGCCGAAGGCGGTCATGAAGCCGTTTTTCCAGGCGTCGGGGTTGCTCACGGCGCTGTAAAGCTGGGCGTTTTGGGTCTTCCACCCCTCCATCCACACCCCCAGGCGCCCCTGGCTGGGCAGGCTGAGGTCGGCGCGGTTGCGGAAGCTGGCCCGCAAACCCTGGATCACCTGGGCCGGCTTGCAGTGGGGAAATTCGGTCAGCATCGCCTCGACAAACAGCTTGATCTCGGGCTGGGTGTCGATTTTATTGAGCCCCTTGGCGTTGCCGTAGTTGGCGCCCAGATGCCCTTGCTCTTTGAGTTTGCGCCGCCATTTAAAGAGGGTGGAGTCGTACACCTCGGGGATGCGCACCCGGATAGCCTCCATCCCCTGCCGGGCTCCGGCGTTGTAGAGGGCACAATAGGAGACCAACGAGGTGTTGACCGACTCACCGGAAAGCCGCCGGTAAGCCTGCCAGTCGGCCAGGATGGCGCTGCGGTCGAGGTTGCGCTGCTGCTCGCGCTCGGGCAGGGCTTGGGCGGCGGCCAGGGCCTCTTCGGCGCTCAAGCGTTGCTGCGCCCGGGCGGTTTTGAGTTCCAAGGCCAGCTTGCGGGCCTGATCGGCGGCCTCGGGGTCGGGCAATTGGCAATAGGGAGCTGCCGGGACGGAGGCGGCCAGGGCTTTGCGGGTGGCGTCCGGAAGGCTGGTGAGGGCGTATTCGGCACCACCACCTTTCCCAGAGCGTTTGCGGGAGGTCCAGCCTTCACGCTTGGCAAGTCGGATAATGCCACTTTCGGTCGTTGGCAGCCCGGGCAGCCCCATCAAGGCCAGCTCTCGGGCGGTAAACCACTCGCTCGTTTTTGTGCCGTCCTGTGCCATATCAATTCATCCTCGGTGGTGGTGGCTCGCCTGATTGCAGTTCAGTTCTCCATCTCTTTCAGAAATAGTTCCCGTTTGCGCCGCTCGCGGGTGATGCGCTGCTCATCCTCGCGAAGCTTTTGCACCTCGGCCCGCAGGGCATCGGGGCCGGGCAAACAGAACAGCCCGGCGGCGTCGGTGAGAATCTGCAGTGGTTCGCGGCTGCCGGTCACCACGCAGAAGGCGGGCAGGAACTCGGCCGGGGGGCGGTGCTGCTCTTTACTCTCGGCGGTCCAACTGTCGAGCATCGCCTTGGTTATTTCCTGCCCCACCAGGTGCGACATGCGCCCGGCGATCTCGAACCGACCCAGGCTGCAGGCGCGGATGGCGTTGGACATCGAGTGGGAGAGGCGCGGCTGCACGTTGTGAGAACCTTCGCTGGAGGGCGTTTCCCGCAGCTCGCTGGAGCGCTGCAGCAGATCGAGCAGGCTCATTTGCCTGGGGTCTTCGCTGCCGAATCTTGACGGCCTTTTAGTCATTGCTGGCCCGCCGTTTGTTGGGTATGCTATCGGCGTTATCCAACAAAAACCGCTGCCGCAGCCGCTCGCGCTCCTGGATGGTGTGCTGCTCGATCTCGATTTCGATCAACCCGGTCAGCCCGCGCTTGGCGCCCCGTCCGAAGATCGCCGACCTTGGCACCCCCAGGTGAGCGGCGATGGCGTCCATGACGTGCGGCGCAGGCCGCAGCCCCTGGATGCATTTCTGCACGCTGTGATAGTTGAGCCCTGTGGCCCGGGCAATTTCGACGGCGCGTATGCCGCGCAGGGCCAGAAGTTTTTGCAGATCATTCATACGTTCACCATGGGAGGAAGATTTTCATGAAAGAAGAAACCAAAATCGAGTTGATGAAGATTGTAGCCCAGTTGACGTCCGACGTTGTTGCCCACAAAACCCAGGGAGTGACCGCCGGCAAATCCACCGGAATAAACACCGATATCAAGGCTGTGTTTGCCGACTGCTTAGGCGGGGTCAAGGCCCAGTTTGACCAGTTGGGTCAATAGCTCCCGCGCTTGGGGGCGCAGTCGGAAATAACCCTTGCGGCAGCATCGACGCCAAGCATGATTTGCATGGCCAACAGCAATGCGTCCGAGACGACCAGGCTGCTGGTGTCTTCAACCTTGGCACTGACCAGTTCGCAGATCTCAACAGCTAAATCGAGGGCTTTCATCGGGTCTCCTTTTTTTATCCGCTCAGCCTATTTTGCCGCCGCAATTCGGCAACCATGGGTAAAAGATACATGCACAAAAAACGCACGTCAACCAAAAAAAACGCGGTCAGAGTTTATTTTTTAAAATTCTGCGCGAAAATCACAAATAACAACGCAACATTAAACCCTTATAGAACTCTGACCGCCGAAACACTTTGGTCAGAGTTCGGTCAGACTTAAACCTATGAACTCTGACGCATTTAAAGATCGCCTTGCAATCGCACTCAAGGGGGAATCAAACCGGGAGTTTGCCTCCAGGTGCGGATTATCTGAAGGGACCATTCGTCGTTATTTACGCGGGGAAGCATTCCCACCATTAAATACACTGGAAGAAATGGCCAAGGCAGGGAGGGTAAGCATGGCCTGGCTTGCAACAGGTGAGGGGGCAATGTTGGCAGATCCTCGAGGACACAGCCACTCTGGAGAAGAAAACCTTACCTGGGGGAATTTAGCGGAAGGTGTTGTTTTATCCGGTGAGTATGCTCTGGTGCCTCGATATGATGTCGAGGTGAGCGCCGGCCACGGCTCTTTTTTGGAGAATGACGAAAAGCCTTATGAATCTATGGCGTTTCGCCGCCAGTGGGTCAAGCGCATGGGGTTGATCGTCGACAAGTTGGCTGTCGTGACCGCCCGCGGCGACAGCATGGAGCCGACGGTGGCCGATGGCGACGTGCTCCTGGTCGACTTAAGCCAAAAGGGGATCATTGACGGTGCGATCCATGTGCTGCGCAACAATGGCGACGTGCTGGTTAAGCGGCTGCAGCGCGGCTTCGGTGACCAGGTGATTGTGAGCAGCGATAATAAGACATATAGGGAACTGGAGACGACGGTGGATGTGTTGAATGTTGTTGGGCGGGTTGTTTGGCGTGGGGGCAGGATGTAACAACTAAAAAGGAGATTGTATGAAAACAAGATTTGCTGTGCTTGCTGTTTTACTGATGAGTTTTTTCGTGTCCGGCTGTATGCCAAGTTTTAGGTATGTAACAAAATCTGAGCCGGAAATTCAGAAAACAGAAAAGGAAACGTATTCTGTAAATATTTCTCCAGACATTGAGCATGGGTTGTGTCGATCTTTTACTTTAAAAATAGAAAATAAATCAAAAAAAGATATCCAGGTCGACTGGAATAAAACCCTGTATGTTTATAATGGGGAAACACGTGGTGGATTCATGTATGAGGGTATTATTTATTCGGAAAGAAACAATCAAAGGACTCCGGATTTTGTTTTAGCAGAAAGCTCCTTCCAGAAAAAAATCTGGCCTAATATTTTAGTAACTCGTCCCGTTTCTTCATATATAGGCTGGGGACATGAAGCAATGACATTTGGCGAGCACGGGGTGTTTTTGACCATGACAATTGACGGTCAGGAAATCCATGAAAAAATGGCAGTAAAACTCAAAGTCGAGACTGTTCCTATCCAATAAGACCGCCTCGAATTTGGTGCCAAACCATGCGAACAAAACGGCGGGCAGGCTTGCTGAGGTGCCAAACTCCCCGAAAACAAGCCCGCCCGCCGAATCTTTTCAATTCACGTTCAATCCCGCATAAACACTGACTTCCCACCGCCGCCCGCCCGATCCCGCTCAATCCCGTTAATTCCATACCATCCGGTGGGTCACATT